CCTTACAATCTTTCTCATTAGTAGTATTAACTAATTGAGGTTTCGTTATTTTCCTAAAAGATTTTCCAAACAAACTAAAGGTAAGTGCATCCAATACTGTGCTTTTACCCGCCCCATTAGTTCCTACAATTAGTGTAGTTGAAGTTTTTTCAAAATCAATTTCTGTAAAATGGTTGCCGGTTGATAAGAAATTTCGCCATTTAATTTTATGAAACAAAATCATGATGTTCTGGTGGTATTACAATATCATTTTTGGTTATCACTGAATATTGATATCCGTGATTCTCACATGTTTTCAGCATCAATTCTCCATCAATTTCTATAACATGCATCTCAGGGTAATCGTTATCTTCTAACATCATAGCATATCTTACCGCATCATCTTCTTCTTCAAAAATATAAAGTATATGCTCCCCATCATCATTCTTTACCGAATATGCTCCATCACTTTCTTTACCATCGACAGTTAATATAAACATACTAGGTCATTTCGCACGCTTCTTGATAAACCTCTTGCATCATTTTCTGAACAACTGACTTATCAAGTTCTATCTCAGCCTCCTCAATATATCTATTAAGAATAGAAATAGTATCTTCAGATTCAAATGCCTCAAATTCCTCATTTTTAATTTGGAAATTTTCAACAACCTTTAATTCTGCAATATTAGAAGAATAAAGTTTATCAATAAATTTCTCAAAATCCTTCATACTAGATTTTTTACGAACAATGACCTTTACAATCTTATCCTCAAAATCTCTACTATCAAAAGTTTGATATGGAGTATCATCATAATCAATGGATTTAAACATTGTATAAGGATTATCAATTGGAGTATGCTCTAATGTCTCCGTATCAAAAATATGGAAACCACGAGTATCATTATAATCATTCCAGAACATCTCATAAGGATTTCCTAGATAATAGACTTTACCATTGTCTGATCTAGTATGATAATGCCCTGAATAAACTTTGTCAAATTTATCAAAAACATTTACATCAGTACCAATCTCCATAACATAACCTCTATGGATTCTGAATCCTTTAAGTTCAAGGTGTCCCATACATACAGGAGACTTTGACTTTTCAATCATTGATAGAGTCTTTTTCTCATTATCACTATTGATCCATGGAATCATAATGACATTAAGATCTCCTAATTTAATTTCAGTTGCTTCAGAATAAATGGTTACATTATCATATTCACGGAGTAATAAATCTACAGCATTTACTTTATTACTGTTTTTATAATAAGCTGTGTGGTTCCCTACAATTGTATGAACAGTACATCCCATATCTTTGAGACGATCATAGTAATTATTCTTTGCCCATGAAAGAACAGAGAAATCAATACCCTTGCGACTATCGAAGGTATCACCCATATCAACAATCGTAGTAATGCCTTCCTTCTCTAATGTAGGAAAGAAAATATCATTATAGAACTTTAGAAAGTAGTCATGAAAGAGTTTTGAATTCTTTCTACATCCAAAGTGCTGATCCGTAATAATTGCAATTTTCACTGGTTACGAAGCTTAGCGTGCACAGAATCTTTAATCTGGTTGTAGTCACTAAAGTTGTTAGTGCCGTCAAGCGTATTGTTATCATCAAACACTTCTGAATATCCAGTTCTCTCAAGAATTTTATTTTTGATCTCAAGTTGCTTCTTTTCTTTCTGAATGCGTCTCAAGAAAGCATAGTGAATAATTTGAGTAAAATAAGCAAAGGGGTTTTGGGATTTCTCTGGATCAAAGTTGTGTATGTACTGAACACAATTCTCAATGCCATCAGAGATCATATCCTCTTTAAACATGTAATTAACAAAATTAGGTTTAAAAGATAAATGAGTTGCTATCTTTAAAAAACACGATCCAAGGTAATTAGAGATTCTAGGTTTAGGTTCATCTCTTGCTTTAGCTAATGCTACTTTATCTCTATGAACAATAATAGCTGCTAAAAACTCTTTATTATTAACATAATGTTCAGATCTTTTTCTTTTAGTCATACCAGGTACAATTGCCATAAGTATATCTAACCAATTATATAGATATTATAACATTTCTAAAAGAACTTGACAAGTTTCAAAAAACAAGTAGAATGACTCTGTGGAGATTGAAGAAAAGGGTTTAGCTTTAGCTCTTCTTAAAGATCTTCTCTAAGATATCTTTGGCATCTGATACAGAAGAAATATATCCCATTTGTCTATTAAGTTTAGATTTATTATTTGATGTAGAGGAAGTATAGGTAGATGTATCTTGATTCCTTACATAGGATTGGTACATAGTGATCATTGTAATGTCTGATGATTCACTCATTGTTAATACATCATCCATATTTAAAACAAAGAGATCTTCATTACTAGTCTTTAACCAAGGTTCTACTTTATATCCTGCAACATTACCATCTCTTTTTTTAACCTCAAAAACCATAATTGGATTAGTAACTAATAAAACAGTTCTATTTTCCTCCTCACTTGCGGCTACTTTGGCAAATATCTCTTCACCATTTTTAAATTTAATTGTGCAATAAAAATCTTCCTCTATGCCCATCTTTCTTAATTTGTATAGTGATTATATCATAATTAAAATTCTCTGAATTATAAATTTTAATTCTTTCAATAAAGTGGTTTAATGTATAGTTTTTTCTAGAGTTATGAGTACAATCATCAGCAATATCAAAAAGCATAGCTTTTATTTTATTCTTTCCTTTTCTTAGTACTCTCCCTATTGACTGAAGGTTTCTTATTCTTGACTTACTCGGTGATGCAAATATCACATTATGTAAATTTTTAATGTTGATGCCTGTAGAGAATGTCCCATAGGAAGCGACAATTACTGCATTATTCTCTGTTTCAGTAATTTCTCTTACCTTTTCTCTTTCTTCAGCATCTACACCGCCATGAATAAAGAATGCCTTTCGGTCAGCTCGCTTACTACTATTTATCTTTTCAAAAAGTATTGCACCATGTGTTTCTACTCTACTGAATAGCACAAGTGTATTTCCTTTCAGGTCAAGAGTCAATTTAGAAATAAAATTATTCCTTTGTTCATGAGAGATTAAGTATTGAATCTCATCTTCATACACATCAAACTTTTGTGGAGGATGCTTAAGTATTAAACATGTAATATCTAATTTAGAAAGATAACCTTTTTCTTGTAGTTCTTTAGTTCTTACAATTTTATATGATGGTCCAAACAATCCTTCCAGTACCCATTTATGAGTTTGTGTACCATCTAATGTACCAGTGAATCCAAACCTATGTTTAGCTGTATGTAACTTGGTCATAATCTGGATAAGAGATTTGGATTTGAATTGATGGGCCTCATCACCAATTACAACACCAAACTTCTCAAACCACTTCCTTTCTAACTTATAGATAGATTGCCAAGTTGTTATGACAACCGGTTGATCAGTTTCCTTTTCTCTTCCTGAATAAATGCGGTGGCAATATGAATCAGCGTCCCAACCATATTCTTGAAAATCCTTATACATCTGCTCTACAAGCGATGTCGTTGGAACAACTAAAAGGATTCTTTCCCCTTTGCTTACATAATATCTTACAAGAGCGTAAATCATCAGAGATTTACCGGATGCAGTTGGAGATATCAATAATCTTCTGTTATGCTTTAGCGCATCGCATACTCCCTCAATTTGATAATCTCTAGGTTTATGTTTAGAGATAGCAGTCATATAACCTTTAACACCTTCATAAGAAATTAAATCATTAACTTCAAAAGGTTGTCCAAAGAATTTGTTATCTTCAAAGTGATAACTATATCCTTGTCTATTGCAAAAGCTTACAATCTTATCAAGCAGTCCTACATATATCTGTCCATTAGATGTTGAGAATAGACGGATCTTTCCATCCCAATACTTGTTACGGTATTGAGGCATAAATTTTGCTCCCTCCACGTCGAACGTAAAATGGTCGGAGAGTTCCATAAAGATATGAGGTTCCGCTTTTATTTGAAGATTAACCTCATTCAGTTTCCCTATAACCACATCAGCATTATGTGTATTAATCAATAGGA